GTTATTAATGTAGTACTTAACATCGTAAATTTTCCTAACAGGCCAGGTGACAAAGTCTTGAATGTGACCAAGGGCTTCTTCTGCTAGCCAATAGCGAAAGTTATGTTTCATTTGAGCCATAGTTGTCCATTCATCCCATTCTTCGGCTGTACCTGCACTAAGTTTTTTAGTGCCGCGAAGCCAATCAGCAAAGGGAGTGCAACTCCAGTATCGTGTATGATGTGCCATCTTCTTTTACCTTATCCATTGAATGAACGCTTTGAAACGGTGCCTTACACACCGCAAACTGTGTTGCCTCATATAAATTTGGAAAGTACCTTGTTGTTAAAGTACCTCCCACCATATAATACCTAACTCTCCACATTACTTCCTGTCACCAAATAGTTGTAGCAAATTGATAAACAAGTTGATAAAGTCCATGTACAGTGTCAGGGCACCGCGAATTTCTGCAACGCCGCTAGTCTCTACACTGAGTTCTTCACGGATCTTTTGTGTATCGTAAGCTGTCAATCCCAAAAAGATAATGATAGCCAATGCTGAAATTACCATTTGCATTACAGTTGAGCCAATAAAGATATTGACAATGCTAGCAATGATAATGGCAATCAATCCCACAAACATGAATTTACCAACGCTGTCTAGACTCTGCTTGGTAAAATAACCGTAACTACTCATAACACCAAACAGTATTGCGGCGCCCATGAACGAACTTACAATACTGCCCATGTTGAACACAGCAAAGATTGTGGCAAAGCTCAGTCCCATCAGTGCCGCAAAGCCATGTAGGCATAACTGTGCCACACCCTTACTAGGGTTATTACCTAGAATCATAGCAACACCAAAAATTGCTGCCAATGGAGCGAAGATCACAATCCACTTCATTACACCTGTAAAAAAGAATGCCAATAACTCCGGGCTGGTGCCCACAAAGTAACTGACAATCATCGATACAATAACAGCCAGGCTCATGTGTCCATAGACACGACCCATTGCTGAATTAATTTCGCTAGCACTACGAAACGCAATAGTTCCGTCACCACCTGTATAATTTACTCCAAACATATTTTACTCCTTAAAATATTTTTCCATTACTTCTAACTTGTCCATGTATTCGGCAATCTGGGCTACTTCTTTTTCAATAGCTTCCATAATATCCGAATGTTCATGAATAGCTGTAGGGTTAGCCAACATAACTTCTACATTAATGCGATGTTTTTCAATGTGCGCTTGATAATGCAATTTGCTAGCTGTAATTAATTGTTGTCTCATTATTTACTCCTTAATAAATTGGGCCAGTTCCGGAGCCTTCCAGCCCACAGGTTTCAATACTTTGCCATCTTCGCGCTTGCGAACTTTGCCAGTCTCTTTGTCAATTTTGGCAAAGTTAGTCTTCATAACTTCTTTCCAAGCACCCTCGGCATCTGCACCCATACTATGTAGAGCACCAATAGTTACAACCAAAATATCAATTAGTGCATCGAGTTGTTCTACAGGATCTTTATTGGTTTCGGCAGTAACTAATTCATTAAATTCTTCTTCGATGAGATTCTTATACATTTCGAATTGCTGTTCATTTAAGCCGCTAACACTTTGGTCGCAAGCCTTCATAAATTTTTCTTGATCTCTAAACGGGTTTGTCATTATGCCATCCTATCTACATTTTGTCCTGCACGATTCATTTGTCGGTTCATCGCAATCCTTGCTTCTTCGTTAGCTTCGAGCCGTTGTTTCGCCCGACGTTCTTCTAATCTAAGTTCTTCGTGTCGTTTGTCTAACTTTTTAATTTCTATCTGTCGATATATTTCTGCATTTTGTGCAGACACTCTACTTACATTCATAGTTTTTCTCCTATTTCGAATCCACGGAACCGTAGGAACCTTGGAAATCGCAAACTGTATGTACCGTCTTGGTTCCGGGTGACTGCATCTGCTCGCACTTCCACGACCTGACCAAATAAGGAATCACGTGAATTCCAATAACTATCACGATCACTGTCACTGAAACCACTACCAACATTGACTCGAATAGCCTTTCCATCGTCGACTCCTTCGCATACAATCGCTCCAAGCCGTCCAATATTTCTTCCTGTTCCTTCTTCGACATCTATTACTCCTAATGATACTTCGATAAATGGTTTAAGTTTGAGCCAGGCTACACTACGTTTGCATTCATATCCAGCCTCTGGATCCTTAATCATAATACCTTCATAACCACCAGCTACTGCCTGAGCATTAATTTCTTTGTAACGCAACTGTCCTGCATCTGTATCCAAGTCAACTAGTTCGTTAGCAAGGCAAGTGACATTGGGCAATTCTGTATGATTCTGTTCTACCCAAGTCTGCACCATTTGACTACGAACTGTCTGACTCTTATTCCAGAAACCTTTTTCAAAGTCTTCAAGCGGACACATGTCAAACAGATTCAAAATAGCATCGTTAGCCTTAACATCGCTTTTACGATGTACCTGCGTCATCAAGTCTTGGAAACTACTAGACATGATTTCGCCGTCTAATACTAAAGTATAAGGTGGCGGAGTCTTTTTAACTACTGCACTAATCTGTTCAGTCACATGCGGAAAGTTAACAAGTTCTTTCCCATTACGGCTAAACATATCTACCTTACCGTCTGGATAGACAATAGTGATAACACGAACACCATCGAGTTTGACTTCGATGAGTTTTTGTCCGCTGACTTTCGATTCATGATTGGCACTGTCATGCGCCAACTGACAAGCAAAAATAGGTATAATATAATCAGTATACTTTTTCTCTACTACTTTGTTAATTGTTTTTTCACTAGCACCGCAACGCAAATCCTTGATAAGAATGCGTCGATACCATCCATTCCATTGTGCCTTAGTGGCAGATGCCATCATCTTAGTAACAGTGTCACGGGCAAGGTTGCCTGTGAGTGAGCGATTGACAAAGCCAGTAATAATGAGATTAAAACTATCCCAAGGTAACCCAGCACCATCTTCATCTTTTTTCTCCGGGATCTGTTTCAATCCAAATGTAATCATAGGGTCGAGAGCAAGACGTGCGCCTTCAAAAAATTCGCTATTGCCTGCTTCAGCTCGCGCCAAAATAATAGCTTCCTTGTTCAAACGACTAGGGTGATTTTCTAAATCGGCAATGACTTGGTAGCATGGATCGCTCATTTTTAGACCTTATGATTAACTGTATAAGTGTATATTATACAGCGTAATTATCAGTAAGTCAAGTGATTTGTTGTGCGAAATGGTTTGCCTACGTATGCATATTCCAATTGGTGCATAACTTTACGCTTCATTTGGCGAATCTTATTATGTTCATGATTCCATTCAAAAGCGGAAAGATATCGATTCCATGTGGTCTTTTTGTGCCTTTTGGCTTGCATACTGTCCATGTACTTTTGGATAGCATATGGATCGTAACCAAAACGGTCAATCATATCGCAGGCAATATTGAAACTAAATGCTCCCATTTCGTCTGCATCGCCGTAATATTCTTGGCTAACTCGTTGTTTATGATAGTAAGCTGTACTTTCATATCCTGGAATAGTTTTGAAATTCCTACTGCGATATTGTCGCATGTGAATTACTTCATGCAGAATTGTATCTGCAAATAATGAGCATATTCTATTCCAACGATACTCTGTCATTTTGATTGCAGTATCCAATGGGTGATAGCTGAGTACTATTTCAATATAACGATTACAACCTAACTTGTCATCATCGCTATAGTAAGTACCGCCCATATAAACCATTCCTGGCTTTTGAGTATAATCGTATTGCTTTTTTATAACCTTAACAGGCAGGTTAGATTTAATATGCGAGCTTAGGACTTTTTGAAAGTCTTTAATAGGAAGTTTTTTGCCAATAATATCACGACCAGCAGTGTATAACATGCTGTGCAGATTATAACGATCTAACAGACTCCAATTGAAGGGCTTGCGGGCCATAGCACACTCCTAACATAGTTATTTATAGTGTACTAGGCCTACCAATTATATGCGCACTTTATGGGCGTTTATCAATGACTTTATCAGCCAATCCCCATTTTACCGCATCTGTAGCACTCAAAAACGTATCAAATTTCATAGTTTCGAACATTTCTGCGTAAGTTTTACCAGCTGTATTATGCTTAACATACAACTCTGTCAATCGTTCGTTCAAACGCTGACTTTCTTCAAAACTACGCTTGGTGTCTTCAAACTGCAATTCTTGTACATGAACGCTACCACGTGTGCCAGGAGTACCTGAACTAACACGATGAATCATAGTACGGCTTTCGGGCAAAACCCAACGCTTACCAGCCGCACCCGCCTGCGCCAAAAAGCTACCCATACTACAGGCTTGGCCCATTACTATAGTGCAAACGTCTGGCTTGATAAACTGCATAGTATCGTAGATAGCAAGACCAGCAGTAACATGCCCCCCGGGACTATTAATGAATAAAGAAATGTCTTCATTTCCTTGACTCTCCAAAAATAGCATCTGTGCCACAAGCAAACTGGCAGTATGCTCATTAACATCCGTATCCAACATAATGATACGGTCTTTGAGCAAACGTGAATAGATGTCGTAAGCCCGTTCGCCCTTTGCTTCAGTCTCGATGACCATTGGTACCAAATTTGGCATTAATTTTCCTTTTATTTTACAAAATCGTATGTGCGTTCAAAAATCGGCCCGTCACAAATATACAGCTCCCCGTCGATACCTCGCATGAGATAATCACCCGGCTTGCCTTGTTTATAATTTCCTTCTAGCGTATTAACACGAAATTCGGTGTCAATACGTTTAGCGTGGACTACGATGGGACGCTTAACGCAGGCGCCCATTTCTTCTACTTGTTCGAATGTATCGAATGTTTTCATAATCCTAATTGCCTTCCAAATAAACAATAAACTTCAAACCATTTAGCAGGAGGGTTCTCTAGGAAGTAAGGATTAACACGGAATGTTATTTCCCAGTCCCTAGAGAATTGAAAATGCCTGGTACCAAATCTAATGTTGAACCAGAGATTACTCATTACTTGTTCATCATCAATGCGTTGAAGTTGCTAGGAACAACAATAGTCTGCACCTTACCGTTCTTAATACCTTCGGAGATATTCAACATGGCCTGTGCTTGCATGAATGCAATTGAACTGCCTGAGTTGTTAGCCAGTGCTGCCATACGACGCGATTCGGCTTCGGCAGTCTTAACTTCAACTTCCTTTTGCTTGAGTTCGTTCTTACTACGAACCAATGCGTTAGCACTTTCAACTACAGTATCGCTAGGGACTACATTACGAATCATAACCTGGCTGATCATGATTGCACCGTCTAGTTTTTCTTCTGCAAGGTTGCGTTGAATCTCATCCTGAATGAACTTCTCCATTTCGCTACGCTTGTCAGCCATGTCCAGTGCTTCGTACTTTCGAGCTGCCTTGTAGATGGCGTTACGAGCATTTTGAACAATGTAGTTGTACATCACATAAGTGTCGCCTTTGAACTCAGCGTGAAAGCTCTTGTTCTTGGTTGAATACAGTTCAGCAACCTGTGCCGGATTAATGTTGTAAACAACCACAGCATCAAGATCCTTCATAGTGCTATTATCACTAGCCACAGGAGTCATATTCTCCAGGACCACGTTGACGTCCTTAATAGGAAAGGTCAACACATCACCGATTAGCACCTGATTGAACGAACCAGGAAGCAGTTCTCCACTTTGAACCTGTTTGTCAAAACCAACTCGCACACCGACCTCGCCGGTTTCAATACGAGTACAGCCAGTTGCCAAAATTGCGGCGCCGAGAATAGAGAGAGTAAAAATACGTTTCATTTTAAATGATACCTTGTGAAAAAAGAAAGAAACAAACAGTAAAGCCTAGTGCAAAATACAAAGGCCTTAGCCAACGATCATTGATCATATAATACCTTAAAAGAGAATTACAAGCACTGTCATCAACATTACTGCTGCCAGTGATACAAGTATACTATAGCCTATGCTTTTTGTCAAGGCCAATTGTTCCATACCGTTCATATTTCTTAAAGCAGTAATGCCAAAGTGAATAAGAACGGCAAGGATAATAAATGCTAACCAAAGTTTAATCACGGTTTGTCCAATTCTTTAAATGCTTCGACTGCGCGGCCTGCTTGACGCTGTTCACGCTTATCTTGTTCTTTAGCCTTGCGCAGGACGTTTGCATCACCAGTAGGCAATGCAATTAGTACATAAGCTGTAAAGTCAGTACCGGTAGCAATAACCACTGGATTTTTGTCAATACCTTTAGCACCGTATGTTTCCATGCCGGTCACATCTACAGTATTACACCGAGTTCGTGTTACAGATTCGAATGAACTAGATTTTGTGTTTGCAGTCGCAAAGTTTTTAGTTTGGCTATCAACTCGACCATCAATGCCATAACACAAATCAGCCATAGCATTAGTTCTTGCCATTTGAATAGCCATGCCAGGTGTATCTGCACGACCTGAAGCTGCCGCAAATAGTGCATTATTGCTGATTGGAAGTTTAGACATCCAATCGGGCATCTTGGCGATTGCTCGCTCGTTTGCTTCTTGCGTAAATTTACGTTCTTCCCGAGCACGATTTGCATACGGATCAGTTGTGCCGCAAGCAGCCAAAAGTGCTACGATAGGGATAAGTGCGAGTGCTTTTTTCATTTCATTTTCTCCTTGGTCCATTCAGCGGCTGACGAAATGTCTTTGCCTACACCTGAAACGGTTGAACATGCGGCTAGCGAACTAGCCAAAATAAGTGTTACAAAAATTTTCATTTTGCCATCTCCTGACTCTGTGTTTTAACTGTATCTACGCCTTTATCAAGCATACGAGCGATACCAGAAAAACCAACAGTAGCTAGTACTAGACCAAAGACAGTGCCTGCTATGAATGCCTTTACCATTTTATGCCTCTGTGTGTGTTGAACATGTGTATATTATAAACTCAACTTGATAATAAGTCAAGTCACCATTTGTCCACAACCAACCAATCTGTTGCCGAATTATCGACTTGACAGATTACTCCGTTATAGACTTTGAGTTTACCGTTAACAGCCAGCCGTTCGGTAAACATTCTACATTGGGCACCATTATGTTTAAAAGATTTGGTAACAGAACTAGTACCAACTTCACTTTCCAAAATAGTATCACCAATCCGAATTCTGCGCTCAATAGTTTTATTAGTTTGGCAAACCGTTACCGAATCTGCTCGAAAGTTTCCGCCCAAACTAGTTAACAAGTTCTTACGCCCGTTTTCGATTGCCGCACGGCAAAGTTCACCATCGGACATTTGTCCAGATTTAGTTTCTTCAACTTCGTGGATATCGTTATCAATTTCGATTTTAAAACGAACTGTACATTTGTTTCGAGTAATGTTGCGCTCTAAATCCAAAACAGGTCCTACATTCCTGTTCGAAGTCAAGGCACTTGCTGAGCGAACATCGCAATTTGCCATGGCAAATTGACTAACAACCAGTAGTGAAAGTGCAAATAGTTTCATTGTTCACACCCATAACTATAGTACCAAATAGTAGCTTTGAGTCTACTATTATAGTGATAATCGGCTTCGTTTAGTTCGTCGGAATCTGGATTGAAATTCTTTATACGTTGTATTCGTTGCAATTCTGCAAGTTGTTTGTCTTTAAGATCACAAGTTACTGGGTAGTCCAATAATTGTTGGTAGGTGAGAACGGCCGGCGCCGCTTCTGCTTGAATAACTGCTCGCGGCTCTTTAAGCATGATTAATCCTAAGATTACTGCTAGAACAATGCCTACGAATTTCATAGCGATACTTTCTAATAGTTTCGATATTAGTAGTATACTGGAAAAGTTAGCCAGAGTCAAGCCCTGGCTAACCGATTACTGATACTTGTCGTCTAACTGGACATCGGATAATGCCGCAATATTTTGGAATTTATTCCATGCCATTTTGGCAGCTGGATTGTTTTCCAATTCGCTATTGGGCAATACTGCTTCCAACCAAATCTCTGGCCGGCGTCTCGGATGCGCACCAAATTGTCGAGGTTGATGTATTTTGCCGTCTTCATAAAGCATGATGCTGATACTACGGAATTTGTCCTCATCATCTTTACTATTGAAGTCGTAGTTGGCCCATTCAGGATTACTCAATCCGCCAAAGCAATAACCTTCCCAAATACCGCCCCACTGATCATCATCTCGCGGGTCAAAATCTGTACGAGTGATCAGTACCAATACATCGTCGATGTCTACTCGACCTTCGACAATATCCAAAACGCAACGGCTGTAACTTAATCCAATTTTCATTTTAACCCCTAGATGTGGTTTGTGTTTTTGTAAGTTTTGGTCCGTTGGATACAAAATCCATACCGGCCATTCTGCCTTCATAAAGTCTGCCATTCCAATTCATTAGCATTTTAACAGACTTGTTCATCACTACTGTTAGATTACGACCTTCGTTAAAAGCCATAACTTCTGCCATAACTTTTCTACCAGTACTTTCCTGCCTTACTTCGCAGGTTTCACTGTGTCGTGTAATCGTGTTCATAATACAAACTTAACTTCCTTAACGCTGTCCCAACGGAAACTTTTCCAATGCTTTGCTTCTAAGTCATACACTGGCATGACATCTTCATTTACTTTCTTTTCACGTTTAGGTTCTGCACCTTCTACGACGGGTTCGGCGGGAACAATTTTAGAACTAGTTGTACATTCCATCACTCGTTCCGTACCGTCTTTCTTGGTAAAGACAACAGTTACCGGACCAAAAGCTAAATGACTTTTAAGCCATTTTTTGAATAACTGAAAGTCTTTTTCACTTAATGTCATTTGCAGCCTCTAATTCAGCAACACGGTGGGTGAGCCTTGCAACTTCTGCTTCGAGCTTTTCAACATGATCGGCAACTTGCTCCATAAATGTAGCAGTATTTGCACCTGTTACTCTAAGCATTTGTCCAGCGGACGGTCTTAAATCTTCATTACTCATTTAAATCTCCAAAATTAAATTAGGATTCCAGCCAGTTTGCTCGCTGTATCCGTCGTTTTCGTAACCACGAGGATTACACACAATACGTGTCTCCCCAATGACATAGTCAAAAGGATGATGAGTGTGTCCATGTGTCCACAGTTTAATCTGTGGATGATCCATAATAAACTCACTCAAGTCGCTGTGGTATCCACCGTTCATCAAAGTTTCGTGAGCATACGTTGGGTGTATGCTTTGGAAACTTGGACTGTGATGTCCCACTACTACACATCGCTTGTCCTTGTGTTCCTGAACAATATGCTTGATGTAGCCAAGTGTCTTGTCGTGCCTGATAGCAACATCCAACGGACTCATAGCCGCATACTCACGCTTGTCATTTCGAACAATTCTAAAATCGTTCATCATGTCTTTAATAGCATGCATGGTTAGTGGATCACGCTTGTTCATATCAGTCCACAATGTTCCGCCAACAAACACAACATCATCGATGACCTTCATATCTTGTTCCAACATATAGATGTTAGGATACTTGGCAATTTCATCACGCATATAATCAATGCCAGCATAGAACTTGCCGTTGTAGAATTCATGATTACCCATAATGTAGATAACATGTGGGAACTGAAAACTACAACGTTTGAAGAAATCACGAAAGCGAGCGACCCGTTGCATTTTACGACTAAGGTCTGCTAATGCTCCATTGCTGTAAGGATTAAAATCCGCGGCATGATGGTCGTGCAGATCTTGCGCAATCATAATGTCGCCGCCGAGGATAAGCACATCTGCGCCTTCATCGTTATGAATGTTAATGTCACTGAACTCCAAATGGAGATCACTGACCAGTTTGATTTTCATTTAAATCTCGCTATAGTTTGCTTTTACAAATTTTTGAGCATCTTTTTTTGTAAGTCGGCCGCTTTCGACTTCTGCAATAGCATGACGCAATGCTTCTTCAACAAATGCGTTAAACGTCATATCACGTTCATGTGCCAGCTTCATGTATTTTAACAGATCTTCATCCGAAAAGTCAACTGGCATCATTACACGAGTATCATAATCTTCTCCAGCCGTAATAGCTAAACACTTTTGAATAAAATCATCGTCTACATCCAAATCAACATAGTTGACATCTTCCCATGCTTCATCTTTGTTGACAGCTCGACGCTTGGCTTCTTTTTTGTTTTTCTTACGGAAGTCTTCGTTGATCATACGATAGGCACGATTATGCATAAAGTCGTGAGCTTGTACTTCATACACTGTTTGATCTTTAGTATCGAAAATAATAGTAAGGCTGAAACCGTCATGATCGCCGTTCCACGAATCCAATGCATAAGCATCGGAACCATAGCATTGCCAAGTGTATGCACTACCTTCTGTAACACGATAGCTGACCAACTCCATCCATTCTTTCATTGTAATCATTCTGCAAACCTTTCTTTCATTTTTAATTGACGTTCTGCTTCATGCTCATCGCACAAGGTTTTAATCCATCCCCCAGCTCGTTGTTGCCCGGGCTTACCGCAAGTTTCGCAAGTGTTACCTGCCCATGATTCTGCCATAGTAACCATTCCACGAATAGTGTCATCTCCGCCGTCGTAGTAGAAGCGTAGTCCGCCAAACTTTTCTTTGATTTGTGCCACAGTTACTTGTGGTACAACGTCTGCTGTCTTGTTC